TTCTGGAAAGTCGTCACCCGCTCCTTACAGGAGCCGATTGACGCAAAGGTGTTTTACAAGAATGAGACGGAGCACGTGATAGAGCTTCTGGGAACTGAGCAGCGCATCCGCGGTAAGACGGCCTGGAACGCTGATAGTTTGCGCGGTGATTACGCCGATGAGCTTATTTTGGACGAATGGCAGCTCATGGATGAGGACGCCTGGGGGGTGGTCGGCGCGCCGATGCTGCTGGACAATAACGGAAACGGGACCTTTATCTACACTCCCCCATCCCTGCACAGCCGCAGCATCACCAAGGCAAAAGACCCGCAGCACGCCGCTAAACTGTTCAAGCGGGCGAGCGAAGATACGACCGGGCGTTGGCAGGTGTTCCATTTCACCAGCCACGACAACCCGCATATCAGTACCGAAGCCCTGGGTGACATCACCAACGATATGACCGCCCTGGCTTATCGCATGGAGATATTAGCGGAGGACGTGAACGAAGCGCCGGGTGCACTCTGGACCCGCAAGACTATCGAGGATGGGCGCCTACTGAAAGCGCCCGACCTGGCGCGGCTGGTAGTGGCAATCGACCCCAGCGCGACCAGCACGGGCGACGAAGCGGGCATTATCACGGCCGGATCACTCGATGAGAACATCTACACTATCGCAGATGACAGCTTGCAAGGCAGCCCGCTCGAATGGGCGACGGCAGCCGTTACCGCCTATTACAGGTATAAGGCGGATTGCATCATCGCAGAGGCAAATAACGGCGGCGAAATGGTAAGCCAGACGATAGCCACGGTCGACAAGAATGTCCCGGTCAGGCTGGTACACGCCAGCCGTGGGAAGCAGACCCGGGCCGAGCCGGTCGCGGCGACCTATGAGCAGAGGCGCGGTCACCACGTAGGCAGTTTCCCGGCCCTTGAAGATGAAATGTGCTTATGGATCCCCGGTGACCCATCGCCTAACCGGATGGATGCGCTGGTGTGGGCCGGGACCGAATTATTGCAGACTGGCATTACAACTGTCATGGCGAACCCGTTCTATCCTGAGTTGAGTGATTTATGAGCTTACTAACCGACTTCAAGCGCGTCTGGAACAACCTGCTTTACATGGATGAGCGCATGTTCGACAACGCGGCCCGCGCCAGGCTGGACCAATACGACCTGTACGACCGCTACTATCAAGGCGACCACCGCAGGCAGTTCAAGGCCAAATTCGGCCAGCCAGACGACAACATGACGCTCAACTTCGCTGGGCTGGTCGTGGAACGGTCATTGTCGCTACTGCTGGGCGATGGGCTGGAGTTCGACCTGCCAGGCGAGGACGAAAACGATCCCAACCAGGTCTACGTTGACGATATCTGGCGGGCGAACAAGCAGGGCATCTTGCTCCACAAGATGGCGCAGTACGCCAGCGTGTTCGGCACCGGCTACTACAAGATTATGCCCGAAGGCGTCGAAAGCCGCACGGGTGAAAATATCCTGCTGCCGCGCATCGTGGCGCTTCACCCGGGCTGGATGACCATCGAGACGCACCCGGAGGACATCGAGCAGGTGCACTGCTACATTGCCCGCTTCAATTCGGTGGACATGGCCACGCACGAGGAAACAGCGCGGCGCGAGACGACCGAAATGCAGATGGCTGCGGTCAACGATGACATTGGCAATATCATCGGCTTCGAGGTGACCGGCTGGCTGATCACCAACGAGTACGCCAGCCAATCCACGGGCGGCCAGTGGCAGCCGATGGGCGAGCCGCAATTGTGGCCTTACGAGTTCCCGCCGATAGGCCATTGGCAAAATTTACCCCAACCCGGCGACTGCTACGGGCAATCGGACCTGGAGGACATCATCGGAGTCCAGGACGATATCAACTTCATCGGCGGCAATATCAAGCGCATCATCCGCTATCACGGGCACCCGCGTACCTGGGGCCGGTCGGTCGGCAACCAGGGGCAGGTCAATTGGGGGCCGGATGAGATGGTCACGTTCTCCAGCCCGGATGCGAGCTTGCAAAACCTGGAGATGCAGTCCGACCTGGCCAGCTCGCGCGAGTTCTACAGAGACATCAAGCAGGCGTTGTTCGACATCACCCGCACGGTAGACACAGACAGCCTGGCCGATAAACTTGGCAGCCTGACCAACTTCGGCTTGCGCGTGCTGTACGGCGACGCGCTGGCCAAATTGCACACTAAGCAGGAGCTGCTCGGCGAGGCATTGACAGAGCTTAACCACCGCATGCTCGTGATCGGCGGGGTGGAACCATCCGACGGCGGCGAGATTATCTGGGGAGACCCGTTGCCAGCCAACGAGACCGAGGAAGTCGCCGGGCTTACCTTCGACCTGGACCGTGGACTGCTCAGCAAACAGACGGCGGGCAAGATGCGCGGCTACGACTATGAGGCAGAGCAGGAGCGCATCGCCGGCGAGAAACAGGTGGAGCAGGAGGGCGAGAATAACATCGGCGCGCTGCTGCTGAAGAATTTCAACAAAGGACAATAAGGAAGGTGAGAAATGGCAGATAAAGCAGTAGAAATTGGCGGATTACGGATCAAGGCGCACGATGTTGGAGATGGAACGTTTTTGCTTGGCTTTGCCGAGCGTGGCGCGCCCAACTTCGCCACCGGCCAGGGCACGGCCACCACTGACGCGGGTACCATCGTCGCAGCCAGGGCAACCCGGCGGGCGCTGGTGGTGGTCAATGGCGGCACGGTGAGCATGTACCTTGGTGCTGGCACGGCGGTTACCGCGACGACCGGCCTGCTGTTGACAGGTACGGCAGGCGCAGCAGTGGGCATGGCTGTCACTGGAGCAGTCTACGGCATCACGGCAGCTGGGAGCGCGGTATACAGCTACGAGGAAATATACGATTAAGGAGTTGAGATATGGCTAGATTATGGACTGACGGTGCAGAGTTTGGGGACGTGCTGTTTTGGGACACTCCCTCGACTTTAGCCGTCACTACAACCAATCCACGTTCGGGGGTCTACTGCTACACTATGGGCGGTTACGTCCCAATCCAAAAGAATATTCCCAATCTAACAGAGTTTTTCTTCAGGGTGGCTTGGAGGCAAAGCGGTCACAGCTCCGATTACAGGTTGCCGGGATGGATGAACGGTGCTACTGAATTGGGAAGCGTTCGTGTCAATCCGACGACCCACTTCATCGAGATTTATACCTCTACCGGAACGCTCGTAGATACGGGAGCAATTGCACTTACCGCAGGAACTATGTACTTGATTGAAGGTCATGTAAAGATTGACGATGCAGCGGGGGCAATCGATGTAAAAATCGACGGTATTGCCGATGCCTCTTTTGCGGGCGACACAAAGCCAGGAGCTGCCACGTACGCCGATGGACTTTGGTGGAGTGGCGCATCAACTCAAACGTTCCAGCTGGATGATCTTGCCCTGAACGATACGACTGGCGGCGTGGATAACTCCTGGTGCGGCGATGGTCGAGTAATTCTTCTAATACCCAACGCAGCCGGTGACGTGACTGGACTGACCCCCTCTGCGGGCAACAACTTCGAATGCGTCGACGATATCCCGCACGACACGGATACCACCTACGTTGAGGACTCGGTCGTTGACGATTACGATCTATATAACCTGGCCGCCTCCGGGCTGGTTGACAAGACCATCCTGCGGGTGTGGGCCGAGTCGAGAGCCAGAGACACCGTCGCGGCTGGCGGCCTGATGCAGCTTGGACTTAAGACCGTCGCAACTGAGTACTGGAGCAGCGACTTAACCCTGTTAACAACATACGACGATTATCGCGGCACAGTCCATACCGCAAATCCAAATACGCTGGCCGCCTGGACTATCGCTCAACTTGATGCGCTGCAAGTCGGGTTCAAGGTGAAATGACAAGGCGTGCGACAAACATCGGTACTGAAGTCGAGTATGTCGATACCAACAACCAGAAGCGCGCTACCAGTATCGGCGTTCAGGTTGAGTACATCGATCCAAGCACCTCGGCGCGCCTCACCAGTATCGGCGTTCAAGTCGAGTACAGCGACACAGCTACATCAGGCGACTTTGATACCCCGGTCGGTTCTGGGCCGGATGATGTCGAAGAGGCTGGCGATGGGACTGGTTTCGTCTCAAATAACACTTATGTCACCATCGAATCAAACACCACGGCTCCAAGCCGGAAGAACGCCGCCTTCCGGTTCACGGGTGTTACCCTACCAGGGAATGCGACCGTGATCAATGCCACGATGCTGCTTCAAGCTGTAGACGCCATTGACGACGATCTATATTCTGATGTGTATGGTGAGGATGCCGATAATTCTGTAGATTTCACCACGAACCCGAGCATCAATTCCAGGGTAAAGACGAGCGCTTTCGCCACCTGGATCATTGATGCAGCCGGAACGAACACCATCGAATCTCCCAATCTGGCCGAGATTGTCCAGGAAATCAAGGATAGGCCCGGCTGGGTGAGTGGTAATGCCCTGACCATCTTGGTATATGCAAAAATTGCCGGAAACAAGAAATTCAAGGCAAAGGCTTTTGAGGCACTCAGCGGAGCGCACGCCGAGTTATTTATTACCTATCTGATCTCAAGTGGAAGCGATGGTGCATCGCCAATAATCAGGCACTACTATATTGGGAGGCACCCAAGGCTTTGGGCTGAGATGCAATGACAAGGCGCGTTACAAATATCGGTTCTCAGGTCGAGTACATTGATACGTCCAACTTCAGGCGCATCACGAATATCGGCGTTCAGGTTGAGTATAACGACGAGCCGCCGCCGCCTGTTCCCCCCGACACCGCCATCCCAAAGATAGCCTATGCCGGGCGCAAGGCTAAGCTTTTCGCGGAGCTATAAGTATGCCCTTCAAGAGCAAGCGCCAGAGAGCTTATCTATTCGCCAATCACCCAAAGATGGCGCGAAAGTGGGTGAAGAAATACGGCGCAAAAATTAGGAAGAAAAAGCGTGGCGGAGGTGCGCGAAAATGACATTTCAAAGTGATGATATTTACAACGTAGAGATAGGCGGCGTTACTGTGTCTGTTTACCGGAACGCAAATGGCGAGATTGAATTTAACATTGCTTGCGGCGGCGATGATATCACCCTGTCTCACGAGCAAGCCAAGGTCTTAGATTCGACAATTATGCCAACTGCAATCAATAGGGCGAGGCCAGCAAAGGCTAATGCCTGATTCTTCGCCTGTACTCGAATACGTCGAGCGCTACCGCAAGCAATTGGAGCAATCCGACGCAGCTGCGCTAAACCGCCTGGTGGACGCTTACCGGCGGGCGTATGCGCGGCTGGCGGATAAGGCCGATCTACTATTGCTTGAAATCGGAGATAGCGCCCCTACATCCGGCCAGCTGGTCAGGCTGGCGCGCTACAAAGACCTAATGGGCCAGGCGGCGGAAGAGCTGCAAGGCTTCTCAGCCCTGACTCGCAACGAGATCGAGAAGGCCGGTGAGCTGGGCGTCAAGCTGGGCGAATTGCATGCCAGGGAACTCGTGAGCGTGACAGCTGTTGGCGATGCGTCGATGGCGGCGGGTTTCAACAAGCTGCACGCAGAGGCGGTCAAGTCGCTGCTGGGCTTCCTGGACCCGGAAGGGCCGCTGTACGAGCGGCTGGGGCTGCTTGCGCCGCATACCGCCGGGCTGGTGAGCGATGCGATAGTCGAGGGCGTTGCCCTGGGACAAAATCCCAAAGTGATCGCCAATTCGGTAAGGAACGCATTCGGGCGCGGGCTTACCGATGCGCTGCGTACGGTTCGCACGGTCCAGATTTACAGTTACCGGGAAGCAAACCGGGCCAGCTACCTGGCAAATTCTGACGTGGTGGAGGGCTGGATCTGGGGCGCAACCCTGGACGGCGACACCTGCGGCAGCTGTTGGTCCATGCACGGCAGCATTCACGGGCTTGATGAAGTTTTAGACGACCATTACTCAGGGAGATGTGCGGAGGTGCCCCTGGTCAAAGGATTCGCCAGCCCAATCACGGAGACCGGCGAGCAGGCATTCGAGCGGCTATCTGAGGCGGAGCAGCGTGGCATACTAGGGCCGGGCAAGCACGATCTGTACCAGTCTGGCCAGTTGGATTTTAGCAAGTTGTCAGTAGAGCGTGATGATAATGTTTATGGCAGGATGAGGAGCGAGGCGACACTCAAGGAGCTGAGCGGTGGCTGAATTGCCGCTTGTAGAGTTCAAGAGTGAGAGTATAATAGACGGCAGGACGCGGGTGTTGCTCCTTGCAATCCGCCAGGCGTTGATTATCGCTCTGGGCGCATTGGAGGAGTATCTGGGAATGGAGAGATCCATCATCCCGAAGAGGAAACGGTGACAGGTATAAGGGCTTATCTCTTAAAAGTGGCAGAGGACTGGAAAGCCAGGTACGGGGCGTTTCCAGAGACTATTTTTGTGTCAAAAACAATAGCTAAGAGATTGGACGAAGAGATCGAGACGGGTATCGAGCAGAATATTGATGACCTACCCGAGATAGAACCAAGAGGAGATTTTACCTATTCTTTTCGTGAAGGATAGGATAGATTTGAAGTAGCGTAATTAATAACTAAATAGCCCCTGATAGGGCACGCTACCGGGAAACCAGCGGCGGATTTCTAAGCTCACTGAGCAATCAGCGGGCGGAGAAATCCGCCGCTTTTTGTTTAATCGCAGTTTTACA